TGTAACCGGTCGCGCAAAATGAGAAAATTTATCATTTAGTTTGAGAATTTTGCGTGTTTTTGACTGTTTTTGCCTGTTTTTTTATGCTTTTTTTAAAAGTTTTTTCACTTTTTTTGAAAAAAGTTGTTGACAAAAATTAAAATATATGCTATATTATATTCATAAGGCAAGCAGCAATGCTAGTCTAAATCAAATCACAATAACAACAGATAGGAGGTTGTTTATGCGTAACGATGCAGTTTTAAGTGTTGGAGTATTAAGAGGTGCTTTAAAAGGCTTGGCAAGGAATGTATTTAATGTAACTAAAACTTACATGAGCTTTAAAGAGTGGTATGAGTTAGGATTCGATGATTGTATGCAGGAGGCTTTGAACACCATCGATACAGGTTGTTGCAGCTTTGAAACCGGTTCTTCTTTTGAAATATCAAGATTTCAAAGTCGAGACGGCAAGACTCACACATTCAATGTCGATAAAGAAGACTTGATAGAATGGTTCGGCGACTGGCTTATTGATGCTTATGCACCGCATAACAAGGATGATGAGGATGAGGAGTAAGTAGTTCTGAAAAAGAGGCGCAAGCCTCTTTTTTTATGGAGGTAAAAAAAAATGCCAAGCGGCGGTAGAAGGGCTAATGTCGGCAGGAAGCGGCTTTCTGCCGATAGAAAAAAGATATTTTCGACGACATCAATTTCAGGCACACCGCTTGAGATTGAGACCTTAAAAAGCAAGGCAAAACAAGCCGGCAAGACTGTAAGCCGGTTTGTTTTGGACATTGTTTTAAATGCTTAAAAACAGGTCTTGACAGTTTTAAGGATTTGCTGTATAATCAAACTGCAATTCGCCTATTAGGAGCGATTGTGATTTGATTTTAGAAAGCTCCCAGCGATGGGGGCTTTCGCTTTTTAAGGAGGTGTATTATGGCGATTAGAAATTCCGAAGGGCTTTTAGTTTCTTTCGACAGTTCAAAATTACTTAAAACTTTAAAAAAAATAATAAAAACTAACGGAAAAAACTGCTCCGTCCTTGTCAATACAACGACTGAATACGGAGTACAACTTATAACCGCCGTTTATCCCTTAGATATTGAAAGCGATGAAAACTTATATCAAATGACTGCAAGGGATTGCTATTTGCAGTTGAAAAAACAGGGGAGCATTACTTAAAATACTCCCCGTTTTTTTATAAATTTGTTGTTTTCTTCTATTATAAAACAGCATAAACAGCCATTTAAACGGCGTTTAAATAGTTGTTTACTTCTCAAAAAATAAGGGATAGTTAGCCGTCAGAACTTCTATTTTTGTTCTTGCAGGCGAGGTCTTCTCGCCGGGGTGATTATTTATTTTAAATTCCAGCTGGTGCCAATTAAACATTTTAACCGCTTCCGAAAGTGCGGGATTGCGGTAAGAGCTTAAAAGGAATTTACCTTTAATGCTCGACAGCTCTTTTAGGAGGTTGTTAAAATCATCTTGACTGTAACCGTCGTAATGACCTTGACAGGCCCCCACATAGGGCGGGTCTATATAATTGAATGTATCGGGACTGTCGTTTGAGCGTATAATCCGTAAGGCGTCGCAGCATTCGATTTGAACGTTTTGGAGCCGTATTGCCAAGTCTTCCTTAAACGATAAGCGTTTAGATGATATCGACCGCGTGAGCTTCCCGTCTTTATCGCGAGTAAATCCTGCGATAAATGAGTTGTTAAAAGACATATTTGCAAGCACCCATACAGCCCAAGCACGTTTAACACGGTCGAACATATCGGGGTTTTCATAAATTACTTGAGCGTGTTTATGAAGTTTCCGGCTGTGTAGGCTTATGGCAACCTCAGATTGCAAGGCTGTAAAATCACGCTGTAAGACTTCGTAAAAGTTTACAATTTCGGAATTGATGTCGTTAATAATTTCCGACTGTGATTTCGGCTTTGCAAAGAAAACTGCGGCACCGCCGATGAACGGCTCACAATAAATTTTATGCTCAGGAATAAGAGCTACAATTTTAGAAGCAAGCTGCTGCTTGCCTCCGTAATACGTTAATGGCGTTTTCATTTTTTTTAACCTCTTAAAAAGAATTTTTAAGGCTAAATCGAATGACAAGAATAACCGATACTTAAAGAGCCTATGCGCTAGGTCGGGTGAAAGCCGGTTATCCGGTAAGTGCTGCCGGCACTTGTCGGCGTGTGCTAGACGCCGATTTTTGCCCGTTATTTTTTTATTATAAAACAAAAAAGTAAACTCTTGCGTAGCCTGGATTAAACTGTTATAATAATATCTCGGAGGTTTTTTATGAAAATTTTAAAGACGTTTTTTTTCTGTTTTTTAATTTTGACGATTGCAAATTGCGGCGGTACCAACGGGGCATTGACCGCAGCGGGAGGAGCGGGAACCGGTCAGGGTGCGGGACAGGGTTCCGAAGGCGGGGAAACATCGCCGACCGTTGAGCTTGTAGGCGGGTATGTGGCTAAAAGCTGGTATACTAAGCCTATGACAGGGATAACAACTAATATTGATTATGATGCGACAATAAACGATACGCCTGTTATTCAATTTGTTTGGAAATATTATTCCGATAATAAATATATATTTTTAACAAATTTCGACATTACAAAACCCGAAGACTTTGATCAGAATCTTAGGGTATGGCATATTTATTTACATCCGGCAGAAGCGTCCAAGAATAAGGTTATAACATATTTAGCTAAATATGAAGATGAGCCCAGTCAGCACGAAAATAATTTAAAGATTTTAAAAATAGAAGTTATCGATAACAAGTATTTTGATCCCGAGCACGGTAAGCCCCTGCATTTAAGGCTTACCGTTGAAAAGTACGGGGAGATTGTTATAAAGGGTATTAAAAAATAAGGTTATTGGATAAATTCCAAAACAAGATAGACGGTGCAAGCATCTTCAATAGCCCTTGCATTAACCGTTACCTTTGTATTTCTAACAACAATATTCACACCCTTATTAAATGCTTCAAACAATTGGTAGGTCTTATCGCCCATAGTTATAACGCCTTCGATATTTGTGATTAAAGAAATGCTGTTATCAATTAAACTAAATGTTCTTGAATGGTTAGCTTCCAATGTAACGGTTAAACAGAGCCGCTTAACATTTTTTCCGTCCCAAATTTTATTTGTAGAAATTTCGCTTTTATCAAATTTAAAAACGTCAGTATATGAGCTTCCCGAATTTTTTAAATCTTCAACATCATTTTTTACAGCTTCGATATTTTCCGAAACCGTTTGAACAGCTTCCTCAATTTTTTGTTTTGCGTCATCAAGAGACTTCTTATTAACTGCATCATTATTTTCAACGGGAGCGGGAACCGATACGGAGCCAGCCTTATTTCTTACAACATTCATATAAGGCTCCGTTGATGACACCTTATTATCCAAGTCTTCCTGTGCTTTATTTTCGACAGCGGGGTTCCCGCTATAATCATAATCGGCAGGATAGAAGTTTGATTTTTCCAAAGCGGGACTTTCAATTTTTACTTTTTTTTCGATTAACAAAATATCTTCTTTAATTTCGTTTTGTGAAGATTTAATTTTTTCGTCCGTCTTTTTTTCCGCTTCCTGCAACGCTTTAGTCTCGTGTTCAAGCGTTACCAAGTCGGCGTTCTCTTTAGGATTTGCAGCTTTTAAAGTGCCGTCTTTAGTTCTTAAAGGAATGCGGGACGGAGCGGCGTCTTCCGTCGCATTATGCGCTTTATCGTTTTTTTCGTGAGACAAAAACGATTGCTTTAACTTTTCGGTTTCATCTTTCATCGAATCCGCATTGCTGTTAATTTTGTTCACTTCGCTTATAAACTCATTAAAAGTTTCAGCAGAAACAACATCGCCGTAAGAGTGGTAAGATAAGAATACTTTCGGAAAATCTTTTAAAAAAATTAAAGCGCGATAGCAATCCTTATTTGACTGTTCCGTTGCAATCGAATCAAGTTCGGCGTAAAGATAATCCGTTTCCAAACTTAAACGGGAATCGGCATTTAAAGGATCGGACAGAATAGACATTGTGTCCGCAAAATAAATACTGTGTTCGACAAAGTAAACCGCATTGGCGGTTATGTTTTCCATTTTTTCATTTTGAACTTTGTTTTTCGGATTGGTGCCGAAAACGTCCGCATTAAACAACTCTTTCATTTTTTATCTCTCCTATAATTTATTTTTTTTAAGCATACTCTAAAAAACTCTTTTGAATTACGGGGCGGTCTTTTAAAACATAGCCTTTAAAAATCCTGCTGTCTCTGTTGTGTTTTTCAGTTTGTTTAATTTTTATTTTCTGTGTTAAAAACCCTTTGTACTCGGTTTCCATTTCGTCAATGATACCTTGCGTAAATCCGTAACCGCGCAAACTTTTAAATGCGATTAAATCGTAAAGGAGCAATCTCGGGTCGCTCCAAATTTGCACCGATAAATCTTTTGAAAAATGGTGATAGTAATAACTCATAGAAGCTAACACTTCCCGGGCGGTGTCATCGCTTGCCAAAGCTCCGACTTCGATATTCTTAATAATCTCACCGTTTAACTGAATATCATCTTCATTGCGTGCTGTTATCGTTTTCTTTTCGCTTCCCGGCTTTAAGCGCGAGCCGTAAATATTTACGGTTACCGTTTGTGCGTTTTCCGGAAAATAATTCCAAACCTTAACTATAATTCCTTCGGCGGTTTGTTCGTAGACAAATTCAAATTTAGATTGAATAAAACGATTTGCAACTTCAACACGCGATATACTTACCGCATCTTTTAATTCTATTTTAAATTGGAACGGTTTATTCTTTGCGTTATGCTCTTCAACCGCTGCAATATCCGACGGGATTATCGCCGGTGTTTTTGAAGGCACAATATAAGTTTTAGGCATTTTCGGAATATCAAAGTTTTCTTTTTTTAAAAGAACCTGAATAGGTTTAGCCTTAATCATAAACAATACGGTTATTTGCTCACCCTCGTTTCTGTCAACGAAATTCCAAATTCTTACCGTTGCAAATTGAGCGATACCTGCATCATCGTATTCGTAAGAGATATCATACTCAAGAGTTTTCGGAATAAAGGGATCTGAAAATTCAATTGTTACAAAATTTTCAGGCAAGGGAAACCTTTGAGTAATGTTAGCCTGTAAACCGCCGCCTATCGGGTATTCTCCATAAGGAGTGTTTTTATATTGTTCGGGAAATTCCGATTTACCGACTGCCGAATAAAGGTACGGCGTGCGCCTTCCTATTTGATATTCGCCTTCGTACTCGTAAGTTGTGTAAGATAAATTTATTACATTGGGGCTTACGCCTTTATTTTCTCCGGAAGAGCCGCCTTTATATTCGTCAAGATAAAAATAGCGTACGGGATATCTTATAGCTCCGTGCCGCGCAAGCATAGGTGTTGCAATTAAAGCCGCTCCCGTGTCATCGCAGGAACAAAATGCGTTTGTGATAACACAAAGAGAATTTAATAAGGAACCGACCGTTCCGTTTAAAGGAAAGCGTTTTAATTTAATCTGTTTTAATTCGGAAGCTATTTTTGTTGCGGATAAATTTAACGTATTTGCAATTTTTGCAAAGCAGTCATACGCATTTGAATTCTCCTGAATACCCAATGCGATATATTTATTTTTATTTATGCCGATATAATCTTGAGCCTTAATATCAACGGTTGCGGATTGCTCTTCGTTTTTTATTTCCGTTACAAAAAAAGAGCCCAGATTTAAATTAAAAGGTTTATTGTTTTCAGGCTGCTTTAAAAAAAGATTTGCAAAACAAACGGCGTTTGAATTAAAGTAACCTGCAATCGGGCTTAGCTTATTTTTATCATCGTAAAGCCGCGTTATATTGTTTAATGTTAAGTCAATTGAATTTATATAAAGCCTTCCGATAGAACCTTCTTTGCTTTCCGTTTTCTTTTTTTGATGTTTGATTTTAATTATATCCTGTTCGTTAATTAAAAATTCAAAACCCGGATAAAATGCTATAATCCAAATTCTTTTATCGGCTGTATGTTTTGTAACGTGCAATTCAAGAATACCGGTATGTTCGGCAGGAAGATTTAATATAAGCTCGCTTTCGGAATTGTTTTTTAATTTAAAAGTATTGATAACTTTTCCGAGTGATGTTTTAGCGATTACGGTTGCGTCAATAATAATTCTATCAGGATTTGTTTTTAATGTTATTTTTTTTAAATTTGTTTTAGGAATATAAAGAGTAATTGTATCGTCAATGCTTCCGTCTTGATTTGCTTTTAAACCGATGTAACCTATGCGTGAGTAAGGACGGTTTTTAACTTGATGCAGTCTTCCGTCTTTGTGTAAGTTTTGAGGCTTAGGAAACAATTTACGTCCGGGAGTTTGCTCGGTAAAAAATCTGTCCTGAATGTGAAAAAGATAAGGGTATACTAATTGGTCGGGGACGGAACCGTTTTGAGCATTCGGAGCTTTTATTTTAATGCTTTCAGGAATTTTGCAGGATAAAAAATTAAAACCCACTGTTGCATTAAAAATGCGGTTATTACCTTTAATTATTGCTTCAGTTCTTCTGTCAGTTTTAAACATTTATTAACCTTTGAAAACATAAAATTCTATTGTGATATTTTTAGGTCGATTTTCATCAGTTCTTCTTCCCGTGTTCCACGAACTTTCGCGACGGTCTTTTTTTTCGTCATACATAAATCTTTTATAATTGGGACTGTCAGCTCCCGCAGTTCCCGGAATGTGCCTAGAACAATTGTATTCGTCATAAGAATGATAGTGCGACTGCATTGCATCGTTTTGACCGCCGCCTGAACCTGCGACGCCGTCATCATAACTTACGCTTGTACTGTCATTTTTAAATTTACTTGCATAACCGCCCGCCATTCGTAAGAAGCAGCCGGGATAAAGTGAGTGGACGGCGATCCACTGGTCTTTTTTTGTCGCTGCAAATTGTACCCACGGTTCGCTCATTCCGGGGCAGCGTATATAAGGAGAACCTACAGCGGGTAATGTTGTAGGTGTATCTTTTATAGATTGTATTGCTTGCGTCAATATACTTATTGAATTGACAATTCTATTCCAGTTGTTTTCGTCAACGGGGTCATCGGCTCCCAATGTTACGGGAACATTTAATTTTAAATTACTTAAAATTTTTTCAAGTTCGTTTTGTAATCCGCTCATTTTTTTTCTTCTCCTATTTTTTAATTTATTTTTAAATTAACACCTTGATAAATAAACAATCCGTTTTTTCTAAATGCAAATGAAGCCTTTGCAGGCTGCACAATATCTATTTTAATTTTTAAAAATAAAGTTTGCACATCTTTAGAAACGTTTAAAGGCATAACTTCTTTTTTTAAAAATAAATTTTTCTTTTCGTTATAATCCGCATTTTCAATTTTTTTTATAATTGTTAAAATGTTTTCAAAATCTTTTTGAAGCAGTGTTGAATACTTAATTGAAACCGCTTCATATTTTTTTATAATATCTTTTCTTTTTGTACCGTCGGCAGTTGTGAATGTTGAACTTATTTCTTTTTGCTCAACATCAATTTTTCCGCCCTTTGGTAACGGAAGATATTCGGAGCCGATTAAAATAAAATCATCGGGATAATTTGTTTTTATATATTCTGTTTCTGTCATTTCTATTTTCTCCCTTTTTAATTTTAAAAAATTATACTTGCCAATTCTGCCGCGCAGTTTCAATTACATTAAAAAAATCTCTGTCGCGTTCTTTTACCGCTTCAATTATTTTATCGCCTAAATCTTCTCCTACATTTTGTGTAATTGTCATTTGATATGAAGGTGCATAACTTAGAGAGCTTGAATTATCGTTGTTGTTAATTCCCGCCGCTTGAAACATTTTTTCAATGTTAGGCAAATTAAGAGGCAGTATTATTTCAGGCACTCCCGCTTCCGCAACAAGACCTGCATTACCGTTAGGTAATGTTATTCCCGTGCCTTGTTTTGAAGGCATTACAATTCCGCCTTGCGCAAATTTAATCGGGCGCGGTGCGGGGGGCAATGGCTGCATAATATAGTCAGGCGGCAACGGTTGACTTGCAACAACGCCCGCTTGAACACCTGCCATAATGGCGGCAGCGGTACGGGCTGCCATACTTACAGGATCGGGGAAGGCTGCAACAGCAAGTGCCGTTTGTTCTGCGGCTTTAATCGTTAAACTTAAAACCGTTTGAGCCTTTTGCCATTTAGCGGTTTGTTGTGCAGCTTTTGCGCTTGCGTCTCCCGCAGCATTTTCGGTTTGAATACGTGATACTGTGAATTCGTGCTCAGCTTGAGCCCTTGCATTTAATAATGCAATCTCCTGCATACGAGCTTCTTTATCTCGCTTTCGTTTTTCATCTTCTTCTTTTTTTCGTTTTTCATCTTCCGCTTTTTTCTTTCGCGCTTCTTCCAATTGTTTTTCTATGTTTCGTAATTTTTCCAAATTGGTTTCGGTTTCAAATTGTCCTTTTAATTCCTGTAAGTTGCGGTTTGAATGTGCAATACGCTTTTCATATTCTTCATTGCGCCGCTGCTCCTCGCGTTCGGCATCTTCAATTTGTTTTTGTTCCCTCGCGTCTGAAAGCTCGTTATCTATTTCTAAAAGCGTTTCATTTTTTTCTCTTTCAATTTCTGCAAGACGTTTTGCTGTTTCCTGTTTGCGCACTTCTTCTTTATTGTTAATTATTGATTTTGCAAGTTCGGCGATGTTTGCAAAAGTTTCAGTTATAGCATTACCGATTTGCGACATTGTTCCTGCAACCTTATCTGCCATTTTTGCAAATGACTTTTCAATTCCGCCTGCAGATTTTTCTGCTTCCTTTGAAAGCTCCCCTAAATTATCAGCCTGCTTTTTAATTGCGTCGGCTTTTTCTTTATCGTTTTTATTTTCGCTTGAAGATAAACGTAAATATTCTTGTAAAAGTTCATTTTGTTTTTGCCGATACTCATTAGCTTTTTCCAAGTATTCATTTTTAGTTTTTTCTTTTTCATTATCGCCCTTAATTAAACCCGCTTCTTTTTTTAATTTAATTTCTGTTTCAACAGCCCGTTTCGTTTTTTCGGTTGTTTTATTTATTTCTTCAATTTCTTTTTTATGTTTTTCTTCCGCAAGTCTATTAAGCTCTGCATTTGTTTTTTCGGTTTCGGTTTTTATTGTTTCATTTTTTTTACCGACAATTTCCATTTCGGATTGTTTAAAGGTTTTTCCTTTTTCCAAATTTTCATTATGAAAATGTTCAAGCAGCGCAATTCTATCTTTATAATATTTTTGTTCGGCAGCTTTTAACTCTTCGTCTTTTTGTATTTCAGTTGTGTTTCGATTTTCTATTATTTCTTTTTCACGGCTGAAAGCGTCATCTAACTCTTTTAATTTTTTTGCGTGTTCGGAAATTTTATCAGGTGAATCGTCTGTTTTCGTCGCAGCATCTAAAGCTGTTTTACTATCTTTTAATTGTGCAAGAAGAATTTCATTTTTTGCAATTTCTTCGGAAAATATTTTTTCTTTTTCAATTAACTCTTTTAATGCAGCTTCTTCTTTTTTTATTTGCGCGTCGTTAATTCCGTAAGCATAATCGCCTCGTGCGTTTGTTTTAAGCTCATTTGTTTGTTTTAAAAGCTCTAAATGTTTTTCATTATCGGCAATAATTCTTGCAATATTTCCGTGTGCGGTTTTTGCATTTTGAATATTTAATTCAGCTTCTTTTATTTTTTCGGCGTTAAACTCTTTTAAGACTTCCAAATTATTTTTATAGCCGTTTTCTTCTAACGACAGTTTACCTGCAAGTTCGGGAGCTATTTTTATAAGCTCTTCCGTTTGCTTTTGTAATTTTAATTTTTCTTCCGCCGTTAAATTTTCTTTTGCAGATAATTCAATATACGCTTTTGAAAGAGCAATTACACTTTCCGCTTCTTTCGGAAATGATAATGCCGCGCGTAAATTTTGCCTTTCAACTTCTCTTTGTTTTTCCGCAGCTCTTTCAAGCCAGCTGCACAATTCTTTAATTGCAACAATTGCAGTGGTTACCGCAACGACAAAAAGTCCGAACGGGTTTGCTGCAAAAGCTCCTTTCAATGCAATCATAGAAAGTTTAACAGCGTCAACGGCTTTTTTTACGCCCATAACTGCGGCAGTTACAGCCGTTGCGGTTATAATTATTTTTCCGACACCTATAATTGTTTTTAAAGTTTGTGCATCTAAATTTTTTAAATATTCTATGCCTTTAAAAAGCGGATTTAAAAATGCCTGTAATGTCGGTATAAGTTCCTGTCCGATTTTAATTGCGAAACTTTGAGCATTTAATCCTGCCTGTTGTAATTGAAAGCCGAAAGCGTTAGGGCCGTCCGTTGTTGCATCTTTAAAAGCCTGCTCGGTTGCTCCCGCCGCCTGCTGCATTGCATCTAGGTCGCTTGTAAATTTTGCAGCACCTTGACCGGCAGCATACAATGCGAGTTTTCCCGCTTCGGCACTTCCGAATAAATTGCTTATCGGCTCTCCCGTTTTTTCAGCTTCATTTTTTAATGCCTGTAAAGCTCCTTGAAGCCCGCCGAACTTTGAAATTAAATCTTCACCTGAAGCAGCTCCCAATTGCTGAAAAGTTTTTGCGAGCCTGTCGCCCGGTTTTTGCATCTCCGTTAAAAGCGCGGAATATTTAGTCGAGACTTCCGCAGCACCTCCTATAACTCCGGTACCAGATGAAAAAACTGCAAACAATTCTTCTTGACTTATTTTTAATGTTTTACTTTGAGAAGTTACACGCTGAATGGAAGCTGCCAATTCGGGGAATGAAGTTTGCCCGAGTTTTACGGTTGTAAATGCAAGGTCTGAAACTTTTTTTTGCGCAACGTTTGTAGTATCGCCGTATGCTTTAGTTACCGCCGATAAAAGAGCAATTGCGTCTTTTGTCGTTGCTCCTCCCGCCGTTGCTCCTTTTGCGGCAAGCTCCAAATTTTTTGCACTGTCCGCACTGTCGCCGAATGCGGATATTATTTCGTATAACCCGTCCGTTAAATCTTTTGTTGTTTTACCGACAGCTGGAGAAAGATTTAATATTTCATTTTGGAATTCTTTAACGCGCTCTTTTGCTCCGGGTATAAGAGTTTGAACCTTGCCGAAACCTTCATTAAAATCTGTAGCCATTTTTGCAGCAGCAAGTCCGAGGGCGGCAATTGCAGTTGTCGCAATTGCTGCCTGCTTTGAAACGCTTGAGAAAAGTTCATTTGAATCGCGAGTTTTCTTTTTAAAATCATCAAGCCGTTTCGTCGTTTCTTCAATCGTTTTATTAAACTGTTCGTTATCGCCGATAATTTTAAAAACTAATTCCCTTACACTTCCCATTTTATTTTATCCCTAATAGTACATATCAATTATTTCATCATCGCTTAACCGTTTTTCCTTTTCTTCTTTTACAAAACCTTTTTGTAAAAGTAAAAAATCAAATCCGTGCTTTACTTTTTTTACCAAAGTTTCCAAAGACCAAAAATTTAAAATTAAACTTTCAGAAACTCCGTACATCATCATTGCCCTGTCTATAATTTCTCCCCAATCGTTTTTTTTTCAACGTCGCTTCCGTCATTTTCAGCGTCCTGATTTTCAGGAAGTGCGGAAGAGAAATTTTTTATAATTGCAAAAACAATTAATTCATACATCTGCTGTATTTGTTTGTCGCTTGCATTCTTCATTAAAAACTCTTCAGTAAAGTCGCTTTCATAAAAAGAACAAAAAAGCGAAACGGATTTTATATTGTCTTTTAAAATCTTTTCAGTGCTGTCCGTTTCTTTTTGTTCCCGAATATTTTTATTATGATTTTCCAAAAGCGGAATCGCGAGCCCGGACGGAATGTATCCTATTTCAAATTCTTTACCTAAAAATTTTACACGTTGACTTTCAGCTCTTAATAAATCCAAATTGATAAGATTGTTCGCCATTTTTTTTAAACCTCCCGAAGTGATAGGCGGGTTATGCACCCGCCTTTTTTTTTAAATTAAACTTCCTGCCCTTCCCTATAAAGGCTTATGCCTTCAAGTTTTTCATCAAGAATTAAATCGGGGTGCGGCGAGAATTCAAAAGCCATCGGAACTTCCGCGGCGTTATCCGCGTCGTTCTTCGATTTTAATTGAATCGAATCTTCGCCGTCGTAAAACCCGAACGGGAATTCCCAAGTGCGGGTTATAATACGACCGTCATCGGCTTTGCGCTGATTAGTAAGTTTCATTCCGATTTGTTTTGCAACACCGCCGGAGCCCTTGCCAAGCGTGTAGCTTTTAATGCCCTGGACTTCATACTCGATTGTAACAGCCTTACCCGTATCGGCTGTACCGCTTGCACTAAATTTATAGCCCCATTCACCCGAAGCGTTTTGTTCAACGGTGTAGTCGGTTGTAAGGGCTAACACTTTAACGCCCTGCTTGACGGCAATGTTTGCGGGCTTCGCACCGTCATAGTTTACTTTTTTGAAAGGATAAAATTTATCCTTTTCAAAACCGTTTGCGCTTTTTTCGTCCGTATAAGTTTTTTTCTCGGAAGGATTAACGCTTACGGTTACAAGCCCTTCCATTACCATACCTAAAAAGGGCAAGTGCCTTTCGAGTAATGAAAATTCAACACGCCCCTTGTTATTGGTTTGACCTTTAAGCGGGACGGTGCCGTTGTCTGCGGGGATATCGATTTTACTTGACGAAAAAGAAATTTTAATTCCGCGCGCCAAACCTAAATCGACAAGGTCATTAAAGTCCCACGTTTTTTTAACCTTATCGATTTCAATTCCTTTTTTTGCGATTTCGATTTTCGCACTCGCCAAAACAATACTGTTCGGGTTTTTAGATTTTGTCATTTCCATATTTTTTTCCCTCTCCTTAAAAAATTTTATATTTCTTCCAAATTAAATTCCAATTCAACAAGCCAGCTTTCGTTGTATGAGTAAGACCTGTTTTCAGAAGTTAAATCCGAAAATAAATCATCATCATCTCTTAACGGTGTATGATGTGCTAAACCGTATACGGCGTGCCGCTCTTCGCTTTCTTCTTTAATAGTAAATCCTTGTGTTGCGTCAAAGAATTCCGCAAGAGTTATAGAACGCTGTAAGCAATCATTTATCGCCGTATCGCTTGCAGGGATTTCCGCAAAGACGGTTGCGCGCATTCTAAAGCGCGCTCTTCCGTTTCCGACAATTGCAGGATGCGGAAGCAGATTAAGCTCAACGTGGAATCGCTCCGATTTAACTTCGCTCGGTAAAATAATTACGGGTGTTCCCGTTTCCGACTGTAAAAACTCCTGATACGATTTTATAACGTTTAAAAATTTAAGCATTAAAATAAGCCTCCGCTCTTGTCTGCATTGCAGCAATTACATTTTCCGGTAAAAACATAAAAGGACGTGCAGGAATTTTTACCGACTTTTTTAAAATGAAAATCGGAATTGCATCTTTCCCTTCCTCTTTCATCATTATTACATTGCCTCTTACACTAGTCCCTTTTCGATACGGTCTATAAACCGCAATCCCTTTATTTTTTAAACCTTCAATAACTTCTTTTGCGCTCCACCCGTATTTGCGAAACAAGGTTCTTGTATATTTATCCGCGGGCAAACATAAAAATCTTCCTGATTTCGGTTTTATTACAGTTTCACTTCTTCCGTCTTCCGGATTGTGAACCCGCGCATAAGGCACATTCGTTCCGATTACCGCTTCCGTTTCAGAGGAGCGAGCAGTAAGACTTCTGCGCAATGTTCCAATATCTTTTAATGTGTTCGCACCCTGTTTAACATCTTTTGTTAATGGCGCATTTTCAGGTTTAATATTGCTTTCGATATTTTTTTGAATGGCACTTAAACCCATTAAAGATAACTCCTGCATTAAAGGCTTCATACTTTCAGCACGTTTTAAAAAAGAGAAATTCTTTTTATCTTCAAATTCTATTTTTAAATTCAAAAGAACTTCTCCTTTTTCTTTTTAGGTTTTGAAACTGAAATAACGGGCGATACATCTTCACGTTTTTTTTCAAGTGAGCGATAACGGTCGCTTATTAAGTTTTCCGCTTTTTGTAAAAATTCTTTTGTGCCGATTTTATCACCGTTATATTCATACAATTTTGAAACCGTCAAAAGTTTAACAACCTCCTGTTGTGTTTTGCTGAATGCGTTTAGTTTTTCGTCAACCATAGCAAGCAAAACTTCCGCAAGAGTTAATGCCTTATCGATACAGTCTTGAGTTACTTCCTCCGAATCCCTGTCATCGTCCCACGTTAATTCGTGATACAATTTAGGGCTTATAAAATTTTGAATATCTAAAACGGAGATTAAAAAGCGAGCCGTTCCGCTTTGCGCCGCAGGGACGCTTTGTAAAGCGCGGTTTAAAGCAGCTGGAGGCACGCTGTTTTCTTCGGGTGTTGCGGGCAAGTTAAACGGTTCGGTCATCGCTTTTTCATCTCCTAAATTATTTTTTTTATTAAGCCAAATACTTGCGGTCTACCGTTTTTGAAACTGCAAGAGCCGGGAACGGTTTACTCATTGCGATTATTTTGTAACCGGAAGGGTCGTCGCTTTTTATCTGCTTTGTGAAAAACGGCAATGCTTCAAGTTTTGCATCGAAGTCATCAAGCGCAAGATAAAAGAGCGTTCCGGGATTCGCAAGGTCTATCGTCTTGATGGTTTTTGTGTCGATAACATTGGTAAGGTCTGTCGAGCCGGGAACCGCATAGGTTGCGCTTATCGGCATTATTTTATATTTGCCGAAAAGCACGCAACCCCAATCCGTCCACTGAACGGGGATATTTGCATTTTCGGTTTCGGCAATTATTTTTACGATTTCAGCGTAAACGTCGCTTCCTGCAAGGAATCTTACATCCGTTGAAGCTCCCGTTTTCATCTGCTCCAAAAAATGACTTTCAAGATTCGTTTGCAAGACGTTAATTTTTTTCCCCGTGATGTCGGTATCGACCATCTTTTGAGCTTTGCCGATTTCGACCTTGTAAGTATCCAAGGCACCCCCCGCCGTTGCTGCCGGATACGATATTGTTCCCGAAAGAGATTGCGCACAAAGAATTTCCGTCGATTTAAAAATTCTGTCGCGAAGCTCTTCCACCTTGTCCGTGAGTTTAGCGTTTATGCTCTGAACATCACCTAAAGCGATTGAATCGTTTAAGTCTTTTGCGGAAATAAAACTTGACGGCTTAAATCCTTCCGGCTGGATAATGTCAACGTCCTTGCCGCTGTCGCCGACCGGATAAGAGGCTGCACCCCGTTTAACAACGGGAATGGCACCCGTTGCATTATGAACTTCGGCAATCGACAAGAACGGCGATGTCTTTTGTTTTTTGTTGCTTTCCGAAAAAAGTAAGTCCTTGATAGGGCTTTTAGGCTTCGGCATTTTTAACAAGACATCTTGAATGTTTCGCGGCGTAAAATACGCGCTTAATGTTGAATCGATATTTAAGGGCATTTATTTTTCTCCTTTCGTTGTATAAATTCCGTTTTTGCGCAAGGCTTCGACCTGCGCATTGGTAACGGCGGTACCGTCTTTAAAGGTTAAGGCGTCTCGCTTAACCCTGCCGAACACGATTACTACGGCAGATGTATCCTTGCTTTCGCCTTTAATCTCTTCGTTTAAAACGGCGATGGGATCCTCTGACCCCGTGCCTTCAAGGTGTTCCAATTTTTCATCGGCCCCGAGTTTTAAAATTGTTCCTGCGAACAAATTTTTCATTCCGTCCTTTAACGGCATAACTTCGGAAAAGAAATTCTCATCGGTTACGATAGAATTTTCTTTAACCGTAATTTTTCCTAAATTTCCTTGTACCATTTTTTTTTAACTCCTTAAAAAATTAAATGCAGCCCATCATTGCAGTTGCGCTTACAGGCTCCTGTTTTTTTTCAATGCCCGAATCGGATAAACCGATAACATCAACCGACCATACCTGCTCGGGGATTGCTTCCAAGATTGTTTTTAAACAATCGTACTCGCTGCTCTTGCTTCCGTCCGACAATGCAATATCACCGGTTACGGGTATGCTGTCGGCAAGGGCTATAAGTGCGGGGTTGCAGGAAGGCGGAAGTTTGTTTTTTGCGATATTAAGCAATGCTTCTTTTTTGCTTTTGCGAAGCTCCGCCATAAGAGCCCTTGCCTGCGGGCTCGTATCCGAAAGAGCTAACTCTTCTTCCGGATATTTTTCAGCAAGTTTTGAGAGCTTCGCTTTCAGCTGTTCATTTTCGGCTTTGAGCTTTTCAGAATCTCCCGAATCAGAGCCGCCCGATTGTTTTGCTTTTTCAAGCTCGGCTTTGAGAGCTTTATTCTGCTCTTCAAGTTCCGCAATCTTTTTTTTCAATTCTTCTTCGTTCATTTTTGAACCTCCTAATTCACTGTCGCTTAATGCGACGAATTTTGCATTTGCGGACGGAAATAAAATCACGTCCTTTATATCCGAAGCCGCTATAGCGGCAAGGGTGCTTGTAATTGAAGAGCGCAAATTTTTAATCGCAGGCGGTTCCTCTCCGAGATATGCCAAGTGGTGAAGATAGAGCTTCCCCGTTTCGGCGGAGCGTTTTGCTCCGATTGAGACGTCGGGGAAAAACCCCTGCTCGACCGCTTCGGTCAATGCGTCCTGTTCTTTGACGGTTGCATAGAGTTCTCCATCTTTAAGCTCAAGAGCGACAACATCGCCTAAGCGCGGGGCATTGCTTGAAAAGTCGTGTCCTAAAGTTACGGGGCTTCCGTCCATTTGTGAAAATGAATTGTAAATTTCTTGTAAGTCTTTTTCGGTTACGACTTGCGGGTTTTCCGTCGAGCCGAAAATTCCCGCCCGTGCAATTTTTCTCGTTCGCGTTTTCATAAAGCCGATTATAGCTTTAAGCGGAATGATTTAACGGAGCGCAGGTAAATTGAGCGTGAAAAAAAATATTTTTTTTAAAAGTTTTTTAGGAAGGTTTTTTAAGAGGGCAAAAAAAAAGCCCTCAAGTATTTGAGGGCTTTTGAAGTAGTTATAACTTCTCGTAGGCTTCAAGTATTGTTTTTAAACTTTGAATTTCTTCTTTTGTCAATTCTCTATCGGATATATGTTGTTCTCCGTGATATCGTAAAAGTGTTCTTTTTGAATTTGCAATTTTAGACGCTATAGTATAAATATAACCTTTTGCCAAGCGATCGAATGTTTCATAAATACTTCCGGAAGAGAATACATCGCGTTTTACCTCGTTGAACTCGGGGGTAATAGTTTCTGTTTCATCATCAATTTTAAAAGTATATTTATTGATAAAAAGCCATTTAGAAGCACCATATTCAATTACAAACCTTAACCATTTTTCATTTCCTTTTTTCCCGATATACATATATACTACATCTGAATATCTCGGTTGGTCGGTATCTCTGTACCAAGTTATACCGGTAATTTCATCATACCTTTTTGTAAGGCGTTCTTCCGCAGGAAGTTTTAATCTTTCTGCTTTTTCGTTTTTGAGTTTTAATTTTTGTTCAAAATCCCTTATTTTGTATTCTTTGGAACTGGGAAATAGCGTCGGAAAATCTTTTTTAAAATTTTTTAGAACTTCTAGTGCTCTTTCAAAATCCTCTGTTAATTCATATTTTGAAATTATGATATCTAAAAAATAATAAGTCCTTTCAACAATTTCCTTAAACTCTTTTTCCAAATTTTCACGCTTGCGAATTTCTTCTGCTAGTGCTTTTTTATTCTTGTCCTCGATATCGTGTGTTGAAACGCAAGAAAAAAATAAAACTGTTAAAAAAGACAAAAATAATAATTTTTTCATATTTTCCTCCGTTTCTTTCATTATACCCCTATTTCCTCAAATTTGCAATGGCGGCAAGCAACAAAAATACCCTAAATACGCACGAGAAGCCGTTCAAAAAGTGTTAGATAAATTTTTCCTGCTTCTTTTACGCCAAAAGCAAAAAAAGCCGTTTAAAAGCCTTTTTTTATAAAACGGCTATAAATTTACCCTTAACTTCCCAGTCGCCTGTTTTTAACGGAATTATCGCCCCGGAGCCGTTTTGATAGAGCAATTGCCAGTCTCCCGTCTCGGTTAAATGCAGCAGTTTTAAGGTCGTATTTGCTCCGTATCTTACAACCATAATCTTGCCGTTCACAGGCTCGTTACAATATTCAAGCAGAACATAAGAGCCGTCTTTAATACCCGCTTCGGTCATACTGCTGCCTTTAATTTTAGCGACGCAGTACTTTTTATTTTTTTTGATAAGCCGTTTCGG